ACCGACTGGAACCGACTGTGACGTATATAGATGATCCAGGGCTGGAGGATCTGCACGAAGAGCTAGTCGATCAGGACTCTGAACTGTCGGAGGATCTGGAGCGTTACGCCCCGCCTCCCCTGGACCCCAGCGACCAGCAATTTGTCGACCGGTTGGTCGACAAGGTGTGGGACTTTACGGTGATCTTCTCCGGGGTCAGCATGTTCCCCTACCAGGAGGCCCTGGGACGACGCATCGTCCAGTCGGTGATCAGTGGGGACGGGGCCACCATCACCGGAGAACTCAGTCGCCAGAGTGGGAAAACGGAGGTGGTGGCGAACGTCGCCGCCTCCTTGATGATCCTCCTGCCCCGGTTAGCAGAGATGTTCCCGGAGGCCGACTACCTCCAGAAGTTCGCCAAGGGCGTGATGATCGGCTGCTTCGCTCCAGTCGAGCAGCAGGTCGAGACTCTGTTCGGACGGGTGGTGGACCGTCTGACCTCGGAGCGTGCCCTGGAGATGCTGGAAGACCCGGAGATTGACGATCAGGTTCGTCCTGGCTCCAGGAAGGTACGGCTCAAGAAGTGCCAGAGCTTTTGCGCCATGCAGACGGCCAACCCCCGGGCAAAAATCGAGTCCAAGTCGTACCACGTTATTTTCGTGGACGAGAGCCAGTCGGTGGACGAATATGTCCTCAACAAGTCGATCACACCCATGGGGGCTTTTTATTTGGCGACCATGGTGATGACGGGCACCCCGGACATCGTGAAAGGCGTGTTCTACAAGACCATCCAGCACAACCGGCGTATGGAGCTACGTCGGGGCGGGAAGAAAAATCACTACCGATTCGACTGGCACTACTGCGCCAAGTTTAATCGGAACTACGCCGCCTACATCCGGGGGGAGGCCCAGCGGATCGGGGAGGACTCCGACGAGTTCCGCCTCAACTACCGGCTGGAGTGGCTGCTGGAACGGGGCATGCTCGTCACTGAGAGCCGGATGGATGAGCTTGGCGACCCCACCATGCCCATCGTTCCCGCCTACTGGAGATCCCCCCTGGTGGCAGGCATAGATTTTGCACGCCGCATGGACTCCACCGTCGTCACCATCCTATGGGTGGACTGGGACCGGCCTGATGAGTTGGGCCTCTACGACCACCGCATCCTCAACTGGCTGGAGATGCACGGCGAGGAGTGGGAGGAGCAGTACTTCAGGATCGTGGATTTTATTTCCAACTACTCGGTGGTAGCCATGGGGGTAGATGCTCAGGGGGTCGGAGATGTAGCTGCTGACCGGCTAAAGCGGCTGCTGCCAAAGATTCAAGTAGAGCCACTTTCCAGTCAGATAGCGGATCAGTCGGCCAGGTGGAAGCACCTTCAGCAGCTACTGCAACGAGGTTTGTTGTCGTGGCCCGCCCATCCCAGGGCCAAGAAGACCAAGGTGTGGCGGCGGTTCCGCCAGCAGATGATCGACGTGGAGAAGACCTACCGGGGAGCGCACCTGATCGTGGAGGCCCCGAACGAGGCTGGCGTCCACGACGACTACGTCGACTCTTTGTCATGCGCCACCATCATGTCCCAGGTGATGATGGTGCCCCAGGTGGAGATCCAGGTCACGCCCTGGACCTCGTCGGCCAAGCGGGCTAGGGCAGCCCACCCAAGACAGAGGAGACAGCCTCGTTCAGCCTAGAGACTCCCTCTGCTACGGCAGGGAGGGCCTCGGACTGGATGCGGGCCTTCTCCGACTTGGCTCCAAGCTGGGCCTGCCCGGTGGCTCGCTGCATCGAGGTGTCGTGCGCCCAAAAGTCTGATGCGGACACACCACCAGGGTACTGGGTGTCACAGGGGGGCGCATGCCCCGGATCTAGCCTTCATTACAGCCCTCAGACAGGAGGAACAGATGGGACTATCCCCTGGCCCGCAGTACCCCGAACGTGGCAGCTACGCCTGGGACACGACTGTCGGCCCCAATGCGCCCGGTGGACGTGGACCGCTCCGCTTTGAGGAGGGCCTCGGCACCGACACCGACATCCCCAGTGACTTCCAGCGGGGGATGTTGGAGTTCATGGTGAGTGCGCCTGGCCGCATCAACCACGTCGACCCCAACGTCCAGTTCAAGATGCCTGAGGAGGTCATGGCAGAGCGTGCCCATGTCGGCTCAGCCGCCTGGATCGACGCCCCTACCATGTTGGGGGAGTTTGCTCATGGTTCTTTCACGGATCAAGCTGAGGTGCGCTACGAGGAGGTCTACCGCTCGGGGGGCATCCAGAAGCGACGCTCCCCTGAAGTCGTCACCGACTGACCATGGCCTCAACCGAGTTGGTGCCCACCGGGGAGAGGACTGTCCACTCTGCTTACAAGGGTCCAGGTGGTGTGGGGCCTACTGAAGGCCGGGTCTGGAAGATGGGGCCAACGGGAGTGGGCAGCGGTTGGTACCCGCCTGGGCTGGAGGATCTGCACCACGACCGGCGTGTCGAGGGCCGTAGGAATGCCCCCACAGACCGCAGCACGCTGCATGCTGAGGGGAAGAACCCCAGCTTCGGGGCGAGCATGGGCCAGAGCATGTCAGGCATGGGGATGCCAACGAGCTTGGGCCTCTGATGGCACGTAGGAAAGAGCCAGAGCGGCCAGCCAGGCGGAAGGACTGGGCACCAGCGGGCGAGGCCGTTCAGGTCGAGCACATGGACCCGGAGACTGAGAAGGCCGTCCGGGAGAACTGGGCTGCTATGGGCATGGCCCGGGGGCACGTGGCTGAGGCCAAGCAGAAGGCCCAGGAGCAGGCCGTCAACCCCAACATCAAGGAGGAGGGCCGGGAGAAGGGCCGGAAGCGGATCAAGGCCCTGGCTGCTATCGAGCCACACGTCCAGGATATCCCCATCACCCAGGAGGGAGCCACCCAGGCCCGGGTGCAGCGGACCCGTCAAGCTCGGGCACGGGCCAAAAAAATAGGCCCTCTGACTGACCCACAAACTGGTTGGAAAATGCCAGAGGTTCCAGAGGGCAGTGGCTGGTACTTCAGTCACCACGCTGACATCGCTTCCGCTGGCGACCAGCATGGGTTCAGTAGGGAACAGGCCATCACGGTCACCACCAACATGAGTCCTGAGAACCACCCGGAGATCGAGAAGCGGGCGGGGCGGGCCATTATGAACATGGTCGCCGGTCAGGACGATCACACCGTCCACGTCACCCCTGAGCTTCACTCGGTGGTGAACCAGCGGCTCAAGGGCAGCGACTTGCAGGGCGCTCCCATGCCTGCCAACTGGAAGGGCCAGCACGTCAAGTTGTCCGACATGGACGCCAAGCACATCGCTGCCATTGGCTCGGTGGCTGCTCACATGCGGGAGGAGAAGCAGCAGCCCGTCCAGTCCACTGCTCCCTTTGAAGACCTGGGTGCGGCCCGCAAGGCCAAGAACGCTTTCAAGGGCATCGAGTACCTGCGGGGCCAGCGTTCTCTGGAGGACGTGATTGACCCACACTCTGCTCCCAAGCTGTGGAGCTACCGACAGAACACCCTGGACTCGGTGCCGGGTAGTGCCGCACACCTGGAGTACATGGCTCGGGCGCAGGACTATCAGCGGGGTGGGCAGAAGGGCGTAGCCCAGGGACGCCGCACGCCCCAGGGCTTTCACACCGAGACACCCGAAGAGCGTTCGGGGCGACAGGTAGAGAGCATGCGGTCCACGCTTGCCTCTGTCGAAGCTGGCAAGAAGTACGGCCTGGGATCACCTGAGCACCGGCTGGCCTCATTCACCAGCTTGGGTCAGAGAGCAGCTAGCACCATCCGCCAACAGCCCAGTGGGCAGTACACCCTGCCTGACCCCCGCCCCCTGCGTCAGTCGGACGAGGGCATCCTGGCAAAGGATCGCCCCACCGCTGAGGACACCTGGATGCAGTCCATCTCCACCCAGCAAGACCCCCGCAGTGTGCGGGAGGGTGGAGAGCCAGGTGAAGCCAAGGGCAGGAGCGGGTCCAGCATCGCCAAGACCCTGGTGTCCGACCCCGACCTCGCCAGTGACAAGCGTATGCGGAAGTCGTCGGTGTCCTCAGAGGCCAAGGTCGCCACTGATGGCCGGGTGAAAAACGCCGCCCTACGTCACGCAGTGGAAAATCACGCTACCAGGCAGGCGGCTCACCAGATCGGGATGCCCGCCACTTTCACCCAGGAGGTGCCCTGGTCGGAGCAGCGCATCCGGGCCGACAAGTCCCCTGAGTACCGCAAGCAATTGGGGATCGAGATGAATCTGCGGAGCCTGCCCAAGCAGCCCCCGCCCCTGGGTCGCCAGTACCCCAACGCCCCTCGTAACCCGGTGACCCCCATCCACCACGCTGCTGCCAAAGCCCTCTACGACCGGGTGGTGGGTGGGGGGTCGGTTAGCCAGCATGAGATCGAGCACGTCGAGCAGCAACGGAGGAACGCCGGATGAAGCAGCCCAAGGTAAAAGGTGTGCCAGTCGACTACATGGACGTGGACACCCTGTGGAACGACCGGCGTGACCCTCATGCCAGCCCCCTGGCGTCTTCGCCCCGACGAGAGGGAGGTCGTGCCCCCAGCATGAGCCAACTGGGTGGTGCCCTGGAGGGCGTCTACCGGGGTGGCAAGCCCACTGGCCCGAAGTAAATGGTCGGTGACACTTCTCAGCTAGTCCGCTACCAGCCTCGTCACGCTGCCATAGCGGCCCAGTCGGCGGGCCTCCAGGATCAGCGGGTGATTGCCGCCGTGAAGAAGAACGCCAACCGGCGCAAGCTGCCCCGGACGCATCTCGACTATCTACAGATGCGAAGGGACCAGCCTCGATGAACGGTGAAGACGCCCCTCCCCTCTTCAATGACCGGCGCACCGAAGGACGGCGCACGACTCCTTCTTACGCCACGCCAGGGGCCAGGGCGGCAGAGTCGTACCTCAAGCATGGCGTTAGCCAAGAGTCGAAGGCACGCCGTTCGGCCACGTTGGCAGCGGCTTCTAAGGCCAGGGTGAAGGCCCGGAGAGCCGGGAACGCTTAGTGTCCATCCAGTTCCAGTCCCCCAGCTATAGAGCGGCGTCGTCGGACCTGACGATCCAGATCAGCCCGCTCGGGCTGGTGGAACTGGCCGATGAAGAGTTTGAGGTCCATGGCCCCCGGCTGAACCGGTACGCCATGAACTGGGCCTTCTACCTGGGCTACCACTGGGCACAGCGACCGGACCTGGGCGACCCCCAGTTGACCTTCAATTGGACCCGTGCCCTCAGCGACTTCACCACCAACTTCGTCTTCGCCAAGGGTGTGAAGTTTCGTTCGCCCGATGCCACCTCGGCCATCGTGCCCACCCGGCTCCAGCGGATATGGGAGAAGGACAACCAGAAGGACTCCCTGCTGTGGGAGATCGGGTCCATGGGGTCGGTGACCGGAGACTCCTTCATCAAGGTGGCCTACGAGGAGCCTTGGGTCGACCCTGCCGGGATGCCTCACCCAGGACGAGTGCGTATTCTCCCTATTAACAGCGCATTCGCCTTCCCTGAATGGCATCCACATGATCGCAAAAGACTGATTAGATTCAAGCTCAAGTACCGTTTTTGGGGGACAACTCAGGAGGGAACAAGGCAGGTATTCACCTATACTGAGCTACTTACCGAGAACCAGATTGAGGAATATGTGAACGACGAGCTTATAGATTCCAGGGAAAATCCCTTGGGAGAGATACCTATCGTCCACATCTCCAACCTGCCCATCGCCTCCTCACCGTGGGGAATGCCTGACATACAGGACATCACTGTTCTCAACAGAACCTACAATGAGGTCGCCACAGACATCTGCGACATCGTGAACTACCACGCCGCTCCGGTCACAGTAGTCATCGGTGCTCGGGCAGCTAATCTGGAAAAGGGTACCCATCAGACCTGGAGCATTCCTAACAAGGATGCCAAGGTGGAGAACCTGCTCTTCGACCCCAGGGGCATCGAGGAGGCCATCAAGCTACTGGACGTGCTCAAGCGGGCCATGCATGAGATGACCGGTGTCCCCGTGACCGCCCTGGGCGAGGAGCAGGCCATCTCCAACACCTCGGGTGTGGCCTTGGCGATCCAGTATCAGCCGTTGATGAACCGGTTCAACCTCAAGTCCACCCAGTACGGGGAGGGCTTCGCTGAGGTCAACAGGCTCGCCCTGAAGACGCTGTTTATGAAAGAGCCTGAGACTCTGGTCTACAACCCCACGTTTGACCCGCCCCTGCGGGAAGACCAGCAGCCGATGTTGGACCCCATGGACCCGATCACCTACGAGTCGGTGGTCAGCTTCCAGCCCCCGCTGCCGGTCGACAAGCTGGTGCTGCTTAATGAGCTAATGGTCAAGATGCAGTTGGGCCTGGAGTCCAAGCGTGGTGCCATGGTGGAGCTTGGCGAGGAGTTCCCGGATGAAAAGCTCCAGGAGCTTTTCAAGGAGCTTCTCGATGACGCCGAACAGCAAGCTGCCCTGGAGCTATTGAAGGCCCAGGTGGCGTCCCTCGTCGCCAACATGACCGGCATGGTCAGCCCGGAGGGTCCACAGCCCATCCCGCCACCCCCACAGAACGGTGGAGGTAACGGCAACGGCAAGAGCAGCCCTTCCAGCGGTGTGAAGTCGGCGGGTGGTCCTGGTGTAAACAGTGCTCCCCAGGCCAAGATCGGTGCCCTGCCAGGGATTGATCTTCAGGACAGTGAGGACGTGAAGAAGATGTTCACTCGGATCGTCGCCCTGGCTCACGGCACAACCCTGCCCCAACGACGACTCCCGGAGGAGGATGAGAAAGCCTAAATGACCGTCACTGAATCGGGGACCACCCCGCCCCCTGAAGGCGACCCACCGCAGCCGCCTGATCCCAACAGCATCACCGTCCCTGTCACTGAGCCGCCCAAGCCACCGGAACGTCAGCCTCGCACTGGTGGCGAGCCGCCCCAGGCATTCACCCAGGAGGATGTCGAGCGCATCCGCCAGGAGGAGCGCACCCGCTACCAGACAGAGCAGCAGCGTGCGGACCAACTGGAGAACGAGTTGGCCCAGTACCGCAAGGATGCTGAGGATCGCCAGAAGTCCGAAGAGAAGACCCAGCGGGAGGCCGCACGGGCGGCGAAGAAGAAGGAAGAAGAGGAGATGGAGCTTCGTGACCTGATCCAGAAGAAGGATCAGGAGTGGGAGGCTCGTCTGGATCAGGAGCGACTGGAGCGGGAAAAAGCCTTTGCCATGCTGGAGCAAGAGCGCCGCCACGCTTCCCTCCAGACCTACCTGGCCCAGCGTATGGCCCAGGACGGCGACAAAATCGCAGAGGAACTGCGAGATCTTGTGGCCGGAAATAGTCCGGAAGAGATCGACGCCTCGATCAATCTGCTTGTGCAAAAAACTGGCCTCATTCGCAACAATGTGGTGGACGGTTTACGGAAGGTCAACTCCACAAGACCCACTGCTGGTGTCACTGCGCCCCCAGTCGGTCCCATGGAAACTTCTGGCACGACACGCACGTATACGGCGGATGAACTCAAGGCCATGACTCCAGAGGAATACGCTTCTGAACGAGAGAACTTGCTGCGTGCGGCCTCGATCAGCCGCAGGCAATGAGGTAGTACCCGAAAAACCCCAAATAAGGAGGTAGGACAGGATGCCCTCTAGCATCACTGGAACCCCGCTGCTGAGTGCGTCGCCCACCGGGTACCCGGGTACGAACTCCCAGCTTTCCCCAGCCATTCAGGTCATCTGGTCGAAGGAGATCCTCTTCCAGAGCATGCCCGTACTGCGTTTCGAGCAGTTTGCTGTAAAGAAGACGGAACTCGGCATACAACCTGGCCTTCAAGTGAACTTCATGCGTTATAATAACCTGGGTGACGCCACGCAGTTGGTGGAAGGCGTCCGCATGCAGACCGCCGCCCTCACGGCCAGCCAGTACGCCATCACGGTGGCTGAGCAGGGCTACGCCGTGGCCGTGAGCGAACTGCTGCTCAACGCTTCCTTCGATGACGTGATGGCGAGTTCATCGAGGCTCCTCGGGAGGAACATGGCGAAGTACCTGGACGGCAGCGCCCGGGACACGCTCTACCAGTCCTCCAGCACCATCTTCGGCTACACCCTGCCGACTGGTGCCATCACCCCGCTCTCGCCCTATGACCAGGGTGTGGTGGCTGCCAACTACGCCGCTCTGGCTGGCACCCAGTACATGAGCGTCAATGTGACCAAGGATGCGGTCGAAACGCTGGCGACCAAGAACGTCCCTCGCATCGGTGAGACATACGTGTGCTTCATCGACCCGCACCAGTCTCGTAGGATACGAGATAACCCGGAATTCATCGAAATGACTAAGTACGCAGCACCAGGAAACTTCATGATAGGCGAGATAGGTCGTCTAAATGACGTGGTATACATCGAGACAACCCAGGTGCGTCAGTACGCCCCTGGTGCTGGTCCCGCTGGTGGCACCGGTCAGGGCAACGCTGGCGTCACCCACGGTGCGCTCTACCTGGGCGACAATGCGTTCGGTCATGCCATTGCATTGCCTGTCGAGCTACGTGATGGTGGCGTGTTGGATTTCGGTAGAGAACATGCACTTTGCTGGTACTCCATATGGGGTTTTGGCCTCATAACGGATCAGAGTGTGGTTCAGGCTTGGACCAACTGATCGATGCCGAGAGCGCAACGAGGCGACTTCACCGGCCAGCAGCGGGAGCGTCTGGCTGAGGAGAACGCCCAGGTACTGGCTCAGCGCCAGCAGGAAGTCGGCCTGGTCAACCAAGTCGACACCGTGATCGAGGAGGAAGGGGTCTTCGACCCCTCCTCCGGTCAGGTGGTGGAGATGTCAGCGGAGGCCCAGGCCCGCATCGAGTCCCTCAGCCAGCCCGTGACGGTGGGGGATGATCCCATCCTGGACCCCACCAACGTGGTGCCCGGTTATGACCCCATGAAGGATCTCCAGGACATGGAGATGAAGAAGGTGCCCAAGGTCCAGACCCCCAACGCCATGGAGGTGCAAGACCTGGGTCCGGAACCCATGGTGGTGGAGGACGAGTGGCGGGTCATCCGAGTCAATACCGACATCGAGGACATGACCTACGGAGCGGGCACTAGCTACACCTTCTTACGAGGCCGTCGCTACCGTGTCCCCCGGGATCTTTACAACTGGCTCGATAGCCGGGGGGTGGTGTACCACTGATGGCTGAGGGTGAGCGCATCGAGCGGACATGCCTCACTTGTGAGTTAACGGACGGGCACGCACATCACGTGCAATACGTGGCCTTTACTCACCCGATTTCAAAAATAGGTGTTGACTTGTCATACACCAAGCACGTCCAGTGCTGCGCCTCAGACGGCTGTGAGCTTTGCCAGACTGCCATGAAGCACGCCCGGGTGGTCTTGAGCGACGACGCCGATGCACTGGAGCCGGGTGAGCGGTTCAACGAGTTCTTGCAGAACCCGCCCCGTGACTATCTGGCCGAACTCTTTGAGGTCCATGGGATCACCTCACCGGAGTTCGACTACACCAAGGAGGAGCCACGGCCAACCTGACCACCACCGAAGCGAACAACATCCTGGCGGCGTCCTCGGGCCAGGCTGCCTTCTCGGCTGTGTCCGGTGGCCTTGGCACTCAGCTTGTGGCTCTGACGACAACCACCACCCCCAGCACAGCCACAACGCCGGGGAGCGAAGTGGTGGGTGGCGGTTACTCTCGCAAGCCCATCCAGTTCAACGCCCCCTCGGGTGGGGCCATCACGTCGAGCAACACTCTGACCTACATCAACATGCCCGCCACCACCGTGGGGGGTGTGGACGAGTACGACGCCAACGGAACAACCCGTCGTTGGTTCGGGCTTCTGAGCACGAACAAGACCTGCAATGCAGGAGACACCTTCAGCATCTCGGCAGGCTCCTATAGCAAAAATTTAAGCTGACGCCATGCCCATGACGTTGAGCGAGATCCTGGCGTTGTTACCGGACAACACCACTGGGCAGATCAGTGCGGCTGATCTCAGGTCGATCATCACGGAGATCTTCAATGCTGCCTACACCTTCACCAACCAGTACAGCTATCAGTACACACCACAGTCCGGTCCTGCCTCTGGAAAGATCAACCTCAACAGTTGGGACATGTCGGCGTCGGTCATGGCTGTGAGCAAGACCAGCAACAGTGGCCTGAGCTTCCCGTCTGTTCTAGTGGATAGCGACCCTTCCTATGGGACGACGAAGATCTCCAATGCCAACAAGTCCAGTGTGATGTTGGTGAACATGACTGGTCCGAGTACTGATGGGGGAACGTACCTCACCTACCCC